GGGACTTGGCCAAACAGTCTGACGTCATGAAAAAGGCCCATGAGAAGGATCTTGCTGAGCAGAAGGCCAGTCAGGCCAAGGCTCAAGAAGCCCAAGCAAGGGACTTGGCCAAACAGTCTGATCGGATGAAGGAGGCCTACGAAAAGGACCTCGCTACCAAGGAGAGGCTCCGTAAGAAGGATCTGGATGATCAAGCCCGGGCAATGGCCAAGCAATCCGAAGCCATGAAGGCTGCTTATGAGAAGGACCTAATTACCCAGGAGAAAGCCAAGGCCAAAGCCCAGCAGCAAGCCAAGGCCAAGGCCCAACAGCAAGCCCTCTACAACTCCCCGGCGGCCCAGGAGGGTCGCCTTAACGACCAGCGTGAGCATACCCGCAAGCGTCTCTTTGGCGATGGGGGAGCGCATCTGCTGACCGTCCAGGCAGGCTTGATGGCCAACTACGCCATCCTCTCTGGCTTCCAGAGCCTGTTTGTGGGGGCAACCAACGCGGCTGTCCAGTTCGACCAGTCCCTGCGTCAACTGCAGGCGATCACGGCGACCACCAACAACGATATGGCTCGGCTGAGCGAGTCCCTGATTGGTGTCGCGCAGGGCTCCAAATTCTCCGCGGTCGAAGTGGCCAACGCTGCGGTCCTGCTCGGCCAGGCCGGTCTTTCCATCGCCCAGATTCAGGGGTCGATGAAAGCAATTATCACCTTGGCACAGGCTTCTGGCTCTGAGCTGAAGGACTCGGTGGATGTGGTGACGTCTGTCCTGGGGGTCTTCAACAAAGACGCTTCGCAGACGATGACCATCGCCAACCAGATGACCCAGGCGTTGAATTCGTCCAAGCTGGATATGCAGAAGCTGAGCCTCGGCTTGCAATATGCCGGTAACACGGCGGCCGACAGCGGCGTCAGCTTCGAGGAATTGACGGCAGCCCTCGGGGCCATGGCGAACTCCGGCATCAAGTCCGGCTCCACACTGGGTACCGGCCTCCGCCAGATCCTGATCGACATCCAGAAGCCCAGCCAGGCCTTCAAGGATACGCTGGATCGCCTCGGTCTGACCCTGAACGATGTGGATTTCCGTACCCAAGGCTTCGAGGGCGTGCTCCAGAACCTGAAATCGCACGGCTTCACGGCTGGGGACGCCTTCCAGTCCTTCGAGGTCCGGGCGGCGTCGGCCTTCGCGGCCCTCTCCAACAACACGGATGTCTTCCGCCAACTGGAGGAGGATCTGCGCGGAACCGAGGCGGCACTCGCCGCCAACGACGTCCAGATGGAGTCCCTCTCCAACCAGGCAAGCAAGCTGGTGTCCAACCTCGGCATCATGTCCTCGAAGGCCCTGCAGCCGATGCTGCTGCTGACCCGGGACTTGACCAAGAGCCTGGCCAATCTGGCGGTACAGTCAGAGAAGTGGGGAACCACCCTCAAGGTTGTGGGCACCGTGATCTCGTCGGTATTCCTTGGGCTGGCCGTGCGTGGTTTGGCAGCGATGACGGCAGGCCTGGTGGGGCTGGCAGGGGGGATGACTGGACTCTTTGTCAGCACCAATCTCTTGAACACCAGCTTGATCAGACTTATCGGGTCCGTCATTGTCCTGCGGACTGCCGGTCTTGGGGCAGCCCTGGTGACGGGAGCAGCCGGCGTCCTTGGGTTGACCGCAGCCCTGGCACCCCTGTTGGTTACCCTTGGGGCTCTTTACTTCGCCTTCCGGTCGGCTTCCAAGGAATCCGAGAAGCTCACCGAGGAGCTGGATCAGCAGAAGACCAAGCTGGCCGCCGCCAATGAGGGGTTCACTAAGCAGCGTGAGGCTATCGACCGGCTTGATGCAGCCTCGGCCCAGCTGCATGTCCGCCATGGCGCTCTGAGTGAGTCCCAGGACCTCCTCCAGAGCACTGTGAAGGAGCTGACGGCTCAGTTCGAGGAGAATGGGCTGGTCATCGACAACGTCGCCGGGAAGAGCGTGGACGGCCTGATCCAGAAGCTGGCCGAACTCCGTCAGGCAATGTCGGCCGAGTTCCTGATCAAGATCCGTGAGCAGTATCAGGCAAAGGGGGATACCCTGGCGCTTGAGGTCCAGCAGCGTGAGGCACAGGCCAAAGAGGCAGGCTGGGCCCTGGGTAAGATGGTGGGGGAAGCTGAGGGTAAGTTCTCTGCAGATCGACAGGCGTTGCTGCGTCAGGTGTCCCTCTTTGGCTTCGATGGGGGCTCAAACTACACATTACTCCCCGAGGGGCTTGCCGGGAGTCGTCAAGGCCTCTACGGGATGCGCGATAAGATGGCCTCGGATGAGGCAGCTGTCGAGGTCATCGACAAGGCCTTGCAGGTCCTTCAGTACGCCGAGAGCCGCCAGGGGAAGCTCACCCAGATCCAGGGTCTCCGCAAGGCAGAGCAAGCGGATACGGGCTTCGTTGGCCTCCAGGCTGCCGAGATGCGGCTCCCAGAGACCTCCGGTGATTTCTATGCCAAGTTGAGGGAAGTCCAGAGCGAATACTCGAACAAGAAGCAGGCCCATGAGAAGAACACCATGGGGTTCCTGCAGGTAAGCTCCGACTGGATGGCGAAGGAGATTGCCGAGGGTAACGCCGAGAACGAGAAGCTCAAGAATGAGACCTCGGCGGTCTCGCTCGCCCGTGTCCGCTACAACAACTGGAAGGTCGAAGTTCTGTCGGCGGAGAAGTCCAACCTCGACAAGGACTTGCAAGAGCAAAAAGGAGCGATGGCGAAGCTGGATCTGGAAGAGCTCAAGGCCCGCCGTGAGCGGGCCCAGAAGCAGCTTTCGGCGGCCAAGGCAATGTTGGGTACGGCCTCGACCGCGGGGCAGGTTTCCCAGGCGACTAGCCAGGGCCGTGGGGCCCTTGCCGATCTCGGCTCGATCCGGATCGAACTTCTGCGCCTCAAGAAAAAGGGGGGGGACCGTCTCCCCGAGATCGAGGACCTGCTCCGGGAAGGTGAAGACTTTACCCAGGAGGCCTTCAGCACGATCGTCACGACAGCCAAGGATCGTGTTGCCGCTGCGGTGAAGAACCTGAGCCGCGAGATCGAATCCTTCTCGTCGAACTCCGAGCGTCAGGACCTTCAGCAGTTCGTCTCGGACTTCCTGGCGATCCAGGGGGAGTTCCTCAAGAGCACGCTGGGTAGCCAGAAGGCCGCCCTTGGGGTCCTCCAGAGCAAGCTGGATGCGATGAACGGGGACTTCGCCAAGTATGGTGTGCCTGACCGTGCCCGCCGTGACCTGGAACTCCAGATCAAGGCCCTGAAGAAGCAGCAGGAGGAGGATCTGCTCATCCAGCTCAAGGCACAGGTCGATGACTTCTCGGCCACGATTACCACCCTTGGGGGTCGTCGGGCTGAGCAAGCTGGTATTGCTCAGGCCAAGGGCGGTGAGATCCAGGCCCTGCGTCAACAGGGCCTCAAGGCAGGGGGCTTGACTCCTGACCAGCTGGTGAAGCTGGATGATCTCCAGTCGCAACAGCAAAGCGCCAGCGCGGTGGTCGATGCCCTCGACGCCCAGATCTCGCGTCTGGAGCAGGATAACACCCAGCTGCGGCAGAAGCTGGAGGAACTGGGTGTGGCCATTGCTGGTCGTCCCCCCGAGGATCGACCGGTGGGGCGGATGCAGCAGGTAAAGAGCGCCCTCTCCAACGTCGGCCTGTCTCAGCAGGACAAGGAAGCCTCCCTGTGGTATGAGACCACCACGGCTGGTGTCAAAGGGTTGACCAATGGGTTAGCCGAGCTGATGACCCAGGCGCAACTGACGGGGCATACCACCTCGGAAGCCTTCCGGCAGATGGGCGTAAGCATCCTCCAGACGATGCTGAGCATCGTTAATGAGCAGATCGCCAAGCAGTTCGTATCGCTGATTTTTGGTGTGCAGAACGGAGCGGAGCCCTCTATCGGCAACTCGGCTGTCGCTACGGGGGCCAAAGCCATGTTTAGCGGTCTGGTATCCGGCTTCGGGGATATGTTCTCTGGAAACTTCTTCCGTAATGGAGGCCCGGTGCTTCGCCGTGCCGGCGGGGGTTCGGTTCCGGGGAACTTGGCCCGGGACTCCGTACCGACCTTGTTGATGCCGGGGGAGTTCGTCCTGCAAAAGCCGGCGGCGGATGCGCTCGGCGGGGACTACCTCAACAAGCTGAACGCCCAGACAGAAGCGACGATTCGTCAGAATGCAAGCAAGAGCCAGAAGGCGGTTGATGGTAGCCAGACGGCCTCTGGGGCGCCGAGCTTGGTGAACGTCTGGGTGGTGACACCTGATCAGAAGACGGGTATGAGCAAGGATGATATTATCGTCACCGTGGGCGACAACATCTCCCGCGGTGGGTCTCTGAAGAAGCTCATCAAACAGGTCCAGGTGGGGGGTTGATATGGGGGACGCTTTCGAGCCTGCGCTCCAGAAGAAAATGCTCAGCGTCCTGCTGGCCCCGGGGTACACCCTGGGGTTATTTAAGGGTAATGGGGGGACAGAGCTTACCGAGGTCGGTTACAGCCGACAACCGGTGACGTTTGCTGTTACCAGCTTACCCCCCATCCTTGCCCGGAACGCCATAACGGTTGTCTTCGGACCGGCGGGGAGCAACTGGCCGGAGATCACCCACATCGGGGTCTTCGACAGCACCGGCGCTCTCCAGTTCAAACGCAAGCTACTGTTGCCAATCACCAAGGGCCTGGGCGAGGTTCTGCCGGTGAGCCTGGGGGCGATCGAGGTGGGCTATGCTTGATAACCCCCCGTTGACCCCATGGGTGCTTGTCGACCCTGTACCGGTGTTTGACTTTCCCTACCATTCCTTCTCGGTGGCCTATCAGGAAGGGAACACTGTGGGCGCAACCGGGCTCAGCTATGAGTACGCCGCCCAGCAGGCTGCCAGTAACCCCGAGGCAAACCGACGGGGCCTGGTACTGGCCCCCCCACTCCGGGTCTTCACGCTCAACTTCCCCGGCCTGAAGTATTACCCGAAGGTTAGTGGGGGGGTAGACCTGCATGCGGACCCCCAGCTAAACCTTGCCCGGTTGGACCGCTTCTACCAGACCCACACCCTCGCTGACCAGTTCCTGTACCCCAGCGCCTATTATGGGGAACTGCTGGTTCGCTTCATGGAGCCGGTTGAGATCCCCTTTGGGGTTGCGGGGGGGCTAGGGTTCTCGGAAGCCATTACGGTCAAGCTGGTTGAGGTTCCGACCAGCTTGTTCAACAAGGGGGTCTCCTTCGCTCCGGAGAAACCCGCGGTGGTCAAGATCGGAACCCTTTGGACCTTCGACTTCCCCTTCCACCGGGTGAGCACGCAATACCGACCGGAATCCTCCGGCCTGCTATTTGGGGGGAACTATACCTTCCGTGCTGGGCGGTCGAAGCCGGAGCAGCGGACCTTCAAGCTCCAGTTTGAGGGCATGCGGCGTCGACTGACCCCTCTGGGCAAGGTAGACCTGGCTTCCGACCCCCAGCACAACATGGGGTGGCTGGAGTATTTCTACCTGCAGCATCGAAATACAGAGCCCTTCTACTACCCGCACCCGGTTTACGGTAACATCAAGGTTCGCTTCAAGACTCCTCCGACCTTTCCGGAGCCGCTTGTACGCGGGGGTGGCTGGACACAACCGGTCGAGGTGGAACTGATCGAGGTGATGTGATGCTCAATGGCGAAAATCTGGACGAACACCTTCGTCAGTCTCGACTGTTGCAACCCAGTCCCTATGTGGACTTTTTTGATATCCGGGTGAACCCGACGGTGCAGGCCACCCGTTTGTTCCTGACTACACACCCGGATATTGAGTGGAACGGCCAGAAGTGGTTGAACTTCCCCCTGGAACTCAGCGGGGACTCCCTCAAGACCGGAGGGGAGCTGGTTCGCCCTCAGTTGAAGCTGGGGAACCCCCAGGGTATCTTCTCGTATGCCATCTCGGCCAACCAGATCTATTCTGGGACGGTTCGCCGATACCGGGTTTTGCGGGCACACCTGGAATCCGGGGCGGTCTCATTTCTGACGAACTTCTGGGACATCGGCAAGGTGGCCAGCTTGAATCGGGACTACCTCGTGCTGGAGCTGCGCTCTCCTATGGACCGGCATGACTACAACCTCCCCGCCCGCCAGTTCTTCCCCCCCGAGTTCCCCTATGTCAAACTTAATTGAGCGGGTAAACCCCTACGTGGGGTTGCCCTATATTGATGGGCAGCAGGACTGTTACGGCCTGGTTCGCCGGATCTACCAGGAGCACTTTGGCATGCGCCTGCGGAACTACGCCCGACCGGTGGGTTTCGACCACTACGGGGTGGACCTGATCGAGGAGAACTTCCGGCGTGAGGGTTTCTCCGTGATCAACCTCCCCCTGACAGAGCTGGAACCTGGCGATGGTTTGCTATTCGCCGTTGCCTCCCGCATGATCAACCATATTGGCATCGTCACGCAGGGGGATATGTTCCTGCACCACCTCTACCAGCGGGTGTCCAGTCATGACGCCTTGGATGTCCGCTGGAAGAACCGTCTGGTACACGTCGTCCGGCACCCGGATGTTACCGAGTTCAACCAGAAGAACCGGGAGTCCCTGGACCTCCTCTCCCTGATTCCCCCCCACTTACGAATGAGGTTTGATCACTGATGTCAAATCCCATCATTGACCAGCTGGGTCGCCTCTGGGCCGCCGGCCGTGAGCGCTGCGGACTGATCCTGGACAACGGGTCAGTCATCGAACTCACCAATATCCACCCCCATCCACTGGAGGCCTTCGAGTTCGACGTCGAGGAATTCCACCGGTATCCCTTGGCCGTTGCCACTTGGCATACTCATCCGAGGACCACGGGGAACCTGTCAATTGAGGACTTCCACCTCTTTCTGCAACTGCACCGGCTGTGGCACTATATCGTGGGTCCTGATGGGGATATTCGTTGCTACCAGGTAGAGGACGGGAGGGTGCTGCTTCATGACAGTCCTGATCAAGTTTGAGGGATACCTGAAGGCGCTGTACCCCGAGGGGGTTCGCGTTGCCGGAAGGACCCCCCGTGAGTGCCTGGGGCTGCTGGCAACCTTTGTTGGCTTTCGGCCGGAGAGTGGCGTTCGCCATTACGTCAAGGTTGATGCCATTCAGTGCTATGCCTCCCTGGATACCCCGATGAGCAAGTCTGAAATGCTGATCACCCCGATGCTTGGGGGGGCAGGCGGGGGCAGCGCCCGGCAGATCGTAATTGGAGCCTTGCTCATCGGATTTGCCATGCTCACCGCCGGGGGAGCCGCAGGGGTGCTCCTGGAGGAGGGAGCCTTCCTGAACAACATGGTATTCAACATCGGGGTATCGCTGGTGCTGGGGGGGATCATGCAGCATCTGGCAAAGGCCCCGAAGGCTGACCCCACCTCGGGGGACAAGAAGAGCCGGTTTATCTCGGGCGCCGCCAATACTGTCTCCGCCGGGACGCCCATTTCCCTGATTTATGGCGGACCCATCAAGGTGGGCGGCCACTTCCTGACATTCGACGTGGATGCTGAGAACTATGTCCCAGAGTAAAGCGCCCCGCCTGGTCGGCGGTGGTGGGGGTAAGCCCCCTACCCGAACCAATACTGCCGACAACCTGTTCTCGCGTGACAAGGTTGAACTGGTGCTGGCGCTTGGGGAGGGTCCGATACTGGGGCTGGTGACGCCTGAAGGCCTCGACCCTTTGCCGGCCCCGACCAGCCCCAGCACCTATGACTTCCGCAGCTTCTTTGTGGGGGATGTTCCCCTCAAGCGCTTCAAGAGTGGGGCGGAGCCGGCTGTTGCCAATTTTCAGGACCTTTCCGCAGAGTTCTTCCCCGGTAGTGGCGATGGCGAGACGGTAACCCTGACCTTCGGGGGTCAGTCCAACAACACGGAGGTCGGGGTCACCTGTACCAAGCAGGAACCCTTGCGTCGGCTGACACCTCCGGAACTGCGCGGGAGGGTCAAGAAGATCGAGGTTCGCCTTGCCGTTACTCAGCTCTACATCGAGAACGACTCCGGGACGTTCAACAACGACCTGTTCTTCAATATCGAGTACAAGAAGTCCCGTGCTCCGGATGTCACCTATACCAAGGTAGTCCCGCTGGACCTCCAACCTGTGAACGGTCTACCTTACTGGGATAGCGTCAGTCAGCGCCTGCGAATCACGGGCAAGACCTCCTCGGGCTGGGCGCATGACTTCGTCATCACGCTACCGACCGTGGATCCCGACCCGACGGATGACTGGGAGATCCGTGTCACCAAGATCAGCCCTGACTACGACCCGGCGGAGACCCACACCAAGCACCTGGCCGAGTTCCAGTGGCAGTCCTTCCAGTCGATTACGGGTGGGGCTACCCTCACGCATAGCAACCTGGCGATGGTCCGGGTAAGCGGGAAATCCTCGGATCAGTTCAATAGCATCCCGCAGTTCACGAGCATCGTCAAAGGCCTGATCGTGAAGGTCCCAAACAACTACAACCCTGACATGATAGGGTTGGGGGCCTTCTCCCCGATCGCCTGGAATGGTGAGACCCTGAAGGATTCGTGGACCAACAACAACGCTCTGGTGCTGTATGACTTGGCGACCAATCCACGCTATGGACTAGCGGCGCATTCCCCAAGCCTGACCGTCAACAAAGCTGATATCTATGCCGCAGCCCTGTATTGCAACGAGTCCGTTGCCACCCGCGCCGGTGAGGTTCAGAAGCGCTATACCTTCACGGCGGAGCTGCGGGAGGTGCAGGGGGGCTTCAGCACGCTGGAGTATGTTGCCGGGAGCTTCGATGCCGTGATCTTTGATGACGGCAACGGCTCCCTACGGGTGAAGGTTGACAAGTGGGTCGAGCCGACCCTGCTTGTCACTCCGGAGTGCGTGACGGTCGAGCACTTCCAGTACAGCTATACCGATGTCACCAGTCGTGTGAACGACATTACGGTCTCCTTCCTCAACCCAGACCTGGGGTTTGTCGAAGACCGTCGCAACGTCAATGACCCGGAGCTGATCCGCAAGAACGGCCGGATACCTTTCGACTTCGTCGCCGTGGGCTGCACCAATGAGGATGAGGCGATCCGTCGGGCCATGTGGCGGATGCTGACGGCCAATCTCGAGACCTGTCTGGTGAGTTTCACTACCGCCCGGATGGGGCAAGCCCTGGAGCCCTATGAGATCATCTGGCTTGCGGACCCCAACATGGGTTGGTCACTCCAGACCGGCCGTATCGAGAAGTACCAGGCGCCGTATCTGTACACGCGGGATCTGTTGCAGTTCGACCCGACTACGCCGTTGACCCTCAAGATCCAGAGTTATCTGGGGCTGGTGACGGCTGACGTCTTCGTGGCGTCTCGTGGGGACAACCGCTTGTCTTTTGTCGGAGAGCCTCCCGCTGAGCTGCTTCAGTACCTCGTTCCGGAAGCCCAGTTCGCCCTGCTTGATGGGGACCATAAGTTGATGCCCTTCCGCGTGCTGGCTGTTGAGGCGGCTGAGACTGGTGGGTCGGAGTTGATGAAGGTCTCCTGCTCGCAGGTGAGCCTCGACAAGTACAACCACCCTCTCTTGGTGATCAACAACACCCGAATCATCAACATCACCTCGGACCAGTTCAACTACAATCTCTACAACGAGTATTTCGCCCGCTTTGGGGTCCCCTACTTGGGGTTGAACGTAGAGTTCCGTATCCTGGGAGACGTTCTGATCTCCAGCACGAGCGTCTCTACTCCCGGCTTGGATACCGGCGTCTGGCCGGAGGGGGTCGTGCCGAAGGTAGTCGTTGGTCAAGGGATTATCACGGGCCGGGGCGGTCGTGGGGCAGAGGGGGGTTCGGCCTATATCCATGTGCGGCCTGCCAGTACGAACTTCATCGCCTATATGGCTTGGGGAACCTCTCAGCGTGCTTTGGAGCGGGCCTGCGGTCAGGATGGCGGGCTGGCAATCCGCGCCAGGAGTCCGGTTGTTATCGACCTCAGCACCCATCCCCTGGGCAAGGTCTTTGGCGCCACAGGGGGGGGAGCCAGTACAGGTGGGGTTGCCTGGACAGTGGGACAAACTGGCGGCTACCTCCCCGGGGCAGGCGGCGGAGGCGGCTGGCCTTATGGCGAGGGAGGCCGTGCCGGTCGCTTAACACAGGCGGAACTGCTGGAGGTTGGGACGACCTTTTCCTATGTGGGGGATGACGCCAGTAATGTTCCCTTCCCAGGTTCATATGGTAGTCCTGGGACCCGATTGACTCCGGGGGAGGGGGGAGTCGCCCAGGAGGTCTCCGTCACTGCCGGGTTTACCCCAAAACCCATTCTTCGCTCCCTGGCGGGCGGGGCTGGGGGATCGAAGATCGGCTTGGGGACTGGGGGGGTTCCGGTTAATAATGGTGAAGGGTCTATTTACTTTCCCCCTGGTTTTGGCTTCTACTTCAGCTATTATGGGGGGGCTACCGCAGGCAAGCGGGGACAGGCAGCTACGGGCGGGCGATTTATCACCTGGGTCGGCAGCAATCCAATCAATACCAAGGGGAATATTGCCGCTTAACAGGCGGCAGCCCATTGTGGTTTAATACTGACCACTACAAACGAGAGGTGAAGTACCATGGCTCTTACCACGGGTAATTTTCTGAGCGACAGCGGAGCACCGGACCCGGAGGTCGGGGTTGATGGTGATCACTACCGTAATACCGCCAACGAGGATGTCTACTTCAAGGCTTCCTCGATCTGGAGCTTGATCGGCAACCTGGGTTCCGGCGCGGATGGCGTTGGCTCCACGATCCTGGATGACGACGGCGAACCGGGTGGTGAGCTGGGCTCTGATGGGTTCTATTACATCGACCGCATCAGCCTGAACCTGTGGAAGAAGGTCTCCGGCATCTGGGATTTGATCGGTGGCCTCGTCGGCGCCCCGACTCCCGGCACCCTGATCTCCCGTGGTACGGTTGTCCCGGATGATGGGTTCGGCGTGGACGGTTATTACTACTTCCGCATCGACACCGGTGACCTGTACCACAAGGAGGGAGGCTCCTGGACCCTGGAAGGCTCCTGGCTGGCTACCCCGGCGCCTGCCTCTTCGATCTTCCTGGCCGGCCCTGGCGCCCCGGCAGGTATCCTGGGTGAGAACGATAACTACTATCGTGATACCGACAGCCAGGATATCTACCAGAAGCAGGCTGATTCCTGGGTCCAGATCGGTAACTGGCTGGGTGGTGGTGGCGGATCCTCGGGTCCGTTCGAGGTGGGTACTTGGGATATGACCGGGGCGATCAGCCCGGCTGTGCCTGGCGCCACGGTGTTGAGTGCAACCCTGGGTGGGACCGCTCCGGCATACACCCTGACCCCCGATGCCACCCTGACGGGTGCCGGCCCTATCTACTGGGCGGTAGCTGAAAGTGTATCCGGCCTGCCGGTCTCTGGTACCGATACCCTTTGGGCGGACTTCACTAAGCCCGATTATATCGGTGGTGATAACCTGTTCGTGGTAGGCTTTGCCATTGTTAATGAGAGCGCGACGATTGCCGACGTGATTGCGTCGTTTATGGAGGACCCCGTCACTGGGGTTTGGGGAGCCATTCTCTTCAGCTCACACCAAGGTCCTGGGGCGTCCGGTATCGGCACCCGTATCATCACGAACGGAGTCGGCGGCAGTACCAGAATGGATAACGACGTCAATGCCACCGGTGGCAGCAATATCGGGGGGGGTATTGATTTCACCACCATGACCTTGGTCTACCAGCGCGATGGTGGCACGGTCAATGTTGGCAATGCCCTCGACCTGACGGGCATGCCCTTGGGTGAGACGTTCAAGATCGTCCACCTGCTGGCCTTTACTGGCTCGAGCACCGTCAGCTTCGCTGATGGCTCCCTGACCTATACTCCCTCCTCGGAGGCGTTCGGCCGTACTGGCTTCGGAGCCCCTGGTTCTGCCATTCCCCCGATGGGAGCTCAGGATGGGGATGTCTTCGAGGTCACTGCTCCCGGCAGTTTTGGTGGCTCCACCACCCAGGTGGGGGATTTCGCCCAGCTGTATGACAATGAGAGCAAAATCATTGTTACCCGTGTGGCTGATGTCACGGCTGCCGAGGTTGCTGCTGACCTGGCCGCCGCTGTGGTTACCCTGGAGGGGGCAGATACCGCCCTTGATGGCCGTCTGGATACCGCCGAGGCATCCCTGATCGACCATGGTACCCGTATCGGGGATCTGGAGGCTGCCGTGACCAGCCTGGGTACCTATGGTTCCCTCGTGGTGGAGGCGATTGACATCCCGGCAGGACACACGGTTACCCCCTATAGCCTGGAGTTCGGGGCCTCTGGTGATGGTGGCTACCGTGAGCTGACAATCAACGAGAACGGGGCCCGCATCAGTCTGGCCGCCGCCAGTGGTTTCATCCCGACCCGTACCCTGGTTCGCTTCAAGTCCAGTCCGGGTCTGGGGGATGAAGACCGTGTGGTGTTCGACTACTCCAGCCAGGCGGGGGGTGGAGCGATCATCATCCCGAAGAAGAGCTTCCTCAAGGCAGTCTATGAGGTCATCTTCGACGGTCTCGGCGGCTGGAAGATTACGGCAATCCCGGTCGAGGACCACATGTACATCCGCACCCTGGCGGATGGTACCTGGACGGATCAAGCAAACCGGGATGCCTCGACGTCTTATCAGGTGTTGGACATTACTGGTATTGGCACGGGCGGGGCGGTGGGGGCAGCCATCCCGAACCCGTGGCAGTTCCAAGGGGGGGAGGTCTTGGTCAGCCTGATCGGGGGTGGCGGAGACTCCATTACCGACCTGGTCCTGAGTAATCCGGTCATCACGGGGAGCCTGGCGCAGATTACGCTGAACGCTACCGGCCCCTTCGTGCCGGGAGATAGCTTCAGCATCAAGGCCCGTCGGACGATGGTGGGGGGTTTCCCGAAGTGGGTATACTCCGCCCAGAAGCTGAGCTCCAACGCTTAACCGCGTAGGTTAGAAGACCCCGCCTCGGCGGGGTTTTTTATTTGTTCGATTTTTGTCTTTACGGTATCCTGTCCAGAACCTGGAGGATACCCATGTTCGAGCTCCGAATCCCTTGCCTTGATAGCCAGCAGCGGCCGATGCCGAACCAGCAGGTCGTGGTGTACTTGGCGGACGGGGTCACGCCGGCGGCGATCTTCGACCTCAACAACACGCCGATCTCGAACACGTTGGTCTCTGACAACTCAGGCCTGATCCACTTCCGTATCGTCTCCGAGGTTATCCTGAAGTTCCAGCCCAAGTATGGGTCGGTGCTCGGTGCTGTGCTTCCCCTGTACACCCCGCGAGTAATCTCCGAGCCGGTGGGGGAGCTGCCCATCCTGCGGGATACCGACCTGATCTACGTCCTGGTCGGTAACCGCACGCTGGTAACCCCCCTCAGCTGGTTTCGGGACTACCTGGCCCTCCAGGATGGGCTGTCCGCATATGAGCTGGCCGTCCAGGAGGGGTTTACCGGGACCTTGGAGGAGTGGTTGGCTTCCCTGAAGGGGGATCCGGGCGACGTTGGGCCTCAAGGCCCTGTTGGTCCTTATGGGCCGCTGGCGGAGGTAGTGCCGACCTTCGCAGCGATCAATATTACCGGACTTACAGCGGCTAAGTATTTCATCGTCGAAGCCGATGAGACGAACGACGGCCTCCGCACCACCTATCTTTTCGACGGAGCCTCCCTGATGTGGCTGCCGATAACGGAGGTCTAAGACAATGGCTCGATTCATACCGGTAAAACGCCCAGACGGTTCGGAGGTTGCCTCCGATCAGACCGTCGCCAATCTGGGGGGCGGGAAATCCCTGGCGGATGTCATCACCTCGCTGGGTACCAAAACCCTGGGGAATATCTTCGATGCCGTCACTGACCTCCAGGGCCCAGACTCGAAGACCTTGACCGACGTCGTCACCTCTCTGGGAAGCAAGACCCTGGGGGATATCTTTGATGCCGTTGGGGGGTTGAAAGGTGCCGGGTCCAAGACCCTGACTGATGTGGTTTCCGCTTCGGATCTTACCACGGATGCCGTTGACAGCCTGAAGGGTACTGGGGCCCAGACCCTGACCGATGTGGTCTCCGCTTCGGATCTTACCACGGATGCCGTGGATAGCCTGAAGGGTACCGGATCCAAGACCCTGACTGATGTGGTTTCCGCTTCGGATCTTACCACGGATGCCGTGGATAGCCTGAAGGGTACCGGATCCAAGACCTTGACCGACATTGTCACCTCACTGGGCACCAAGACCCTGGAGAATATCTTCGATGCCGTCACCGACCTCAAGGGGTCAGGCTCGAAGACCTTGACCGACATTGTCACCGCACTGGGCGCCAAGACCCTGGAGAATATCTTCGATGCCGTCACCGACCTCAAGGGGTCAGGCTCGAAGACCTTGACCGATGTAGTGACCGCATTAGCAGGACTTCCAGTTTCACTCGGCGCAAAACTCTCTGCTGCCAGCTTATCTGTCACCCCCGCCACTGATGCTGTCGTCGTGGTAGCCGGCAAGTCGGCTGTGGGGGAGCTCCCCACCGTGAACCCCGTAGGGGTTGCCGGTGTGGACCTCAGTGGGTTTAAGCGCACGCTCCGGATGGATGCACTGGGTCAGATCTTCGCCACTGAGCAAGACAGCGAGGTATTCACCGCGTCTGCGGCAGCCGCTTCCGTGCTGTTCACGGCTGACATGACTAACTGGCGGTCGGTGCTGCTACAGGTTACTGATGCTGGGACGAGCTGCACGATCATTTACGAGTGCAGTAACGATCAGAGTGTGTGGTACCCAGTGATGGGAAACTACACAAACTATAGCGTCAACGGTACTCTAGCGGCCATCACGACTGATGCTACCACGGCTACTGTACAAATACAGTTCCCCAAGCGCGCTAAATACTTCCGTGCTCGTGTGTCTGTGTATGGCTCAGGAACGGTGTCGGTTGCTTACACACTGAGCCTTGAAGATGCCACTTCGGCAGCGGCCATATCCGTCTGGGGGCAAGCAGCGCAAGGTTCCACTGTTAATGGAAACCCAGTAACTATCGGCATTGAGAGCCGGACTTCCCGCAAAAACTCTGTTACTAACGGTGGCGTGGTACGCCCCATCGGCACAGTTGACGGTAAGCTGATCGTCCGCTCACACAGCATCCCCGAAAATGAATGGCAATACGCAGCGGCAAGTGGTGGCATCACTAATACAACTACTGCGGCAACTCTTGTTGCAGCGCAAGCGGCAGGTGTTCGTAATTATCTAACCAGCCTGCAAATATCGTCCGATGTTCTTGGTGCTGCAACAGAGATTGCTATTCGAGACGGTGCTGGCGGGACTGTGTTGTGGCGTGGGAAAATTGGTACAGCAGGTATTGCAGGTGTTAGCACTATACAATTTAGCGACCCATTAAAATCAACTGCTGCTACATTGCTCGAAGTTGTCACGCTGTCAGCATCGGTTTTTGGCGGCGTTTACGTTAACGCACAGGGGTACTTCGCACCATGATCATTACAGTTTATAAGTTGCTGGTTGAGCAACAAGGCGAGTTCATCTCGGCTCTGAATGAGCAGGGCGAGCAACTGACGTTTGAGGCTACCAGCCCCGCAGAGGCAGGTGAGTACCTCGCCGCCATGCAAGCAGAGAATGGCCGGTGCTTCGGCGCTGAGAAAGTCAGCGAGTACGAAGTTCCGGACGAGGATCCCTGGCAGGAAGACCCTCAGGTTTGACCTCCTTCAGGGTCAAACGATACAATCCCGGAAACCACTGGGACTCCCGACATGTCTGAGCCGATCTCGTTAAGCGCCATTCTGGCCAAATATGCCTTCCTGATCGCCGGGTTTATCGGTGCGTTGCTGTCGCTCAGCTTCGTTCGGACACTGGACCGCCACATCTATGCCGCCCTGGTCACGGGGGCGGCGACTGCCCATTACGGAACCCCGCTGGTGGGATACTTGCTGGGTATGCCGGCAGGGGTCCTGCCAGGGGTCGGGTTTCTGATCGGGGTCATGGGGATGAACCTCATCCCGGCCCTGCTCGAGCTCTCGGCGGAGGTGGCTCGCAGCCCCCTCCAGTTCATCAAAACCCTCATCAAGCGGTGATCCATCATGCTCAGTTCGGTCATTCTCCTCATTTGCGCCCTGGCCCTGCTGGTACGTTCTATCTGCATGCTCAACCAGATGGGCCCCAAGACCTCCCATCTGTTGCGGATCCTGTACCTGATCACGGCCTGCGCCGGACTATCACTCCTGCTGATGCTCCCGGAGCTCCCCCCGGACTTCCCCTGGTTCAAGACATGGGTCATGGCGGGGGCCACTGTTCTTTTTCTGAGTCTTCAACCGCGCCTGATGGGGGGTTCTGAAGGCCCCCGGGGATGACCACCATGTCCACTCCTGATTTTGACAGCAGCTTCAAGTTCGTCCTCGAAAAGTGCGAGGGCCTGAAGTACACCAACCTCGCCAAGGATAACGGTGGGGAGACGAAGTTCGGCCTCTCGGACATGGCGGATGGCGTCAAGGATGGCAAGTACCGGGGGATTCCGATCAAGACGATGTCCCTGGCGCAGGCCAAGGGGTGTTTCCAGCGGGACTACTGGCAGATGGCCCACTGCGACCTGCTGGACGACTGGTTGGCCTTACTGGTCTACGATGGGGCGGTAAATCATGGTCCGGTGCGGTCGATCAAGTTCCTGCAGCAGGCACTGGGCGTGAAGCCGGATGGTTACTTCGGAGTCAAGAGCCTGATGGCGGCCAACGGTTACCGGAGTTGTACCCAAGAGGCCAAGGTGCGGCTCCTGGATAAGATCCTGGCAATCCGTGAAGACCGTTACCGGGTGCATGAGGACTGGGCGGAGTATGGGAAGGGTTGGTTGAATCGACTGGCCAAGGTTCGCAAGGAGTGCCTGCGGTTGATATCGGCGTAATGAAAAAGGCCCCAGTTGGGGCCTTTTTCATTACTCTTTCACATCTGGGAAGAAGAAGAATAGGTCCTTGACCTTGAACTTGAGCTCCTCGATCGTCCCGTCGTTGAGCATCTGAAAGTCCGGTTTGACACCGGCAAGCCCCGCTTCGGAAGCATGCTGGCCTACGCCCTTAGAGTGTCCAGGCCGGTCGATGTTAAGGTGGATGACCTCGGGGGACCCCGGAAAAAGCTCGGATCGGAATGGGGTCAGCTCATGCGGAAAGCGAAGATCATCAATACAGATATTCTTGCCTCGCTCCCGCAGTGACATGACCTTCTGTACCGTCAGCTTGACCCACAGGTCAGGGTCAACCATGTTTCGCCATTCTGTCCCCAGGGTCTGCATCAACCGGCGGGGGGTGACTGTCCCATCCCCGATACCAGAGATAGGGGTCTCCTTGAACGCCGGGTCATACAGCATCTGCATGACTTCGGTGCTCCGGTACCCCAGGGACTTGAGCAGGGACTTCACCATTTCCTTCAGGGGGGTGGCGATGCTGATGATGTCCAGTGTCGGGTCAAGTTCTTGCATTGCCTTGGCTACCGTGGTCTTGCCGGACCCGTAACCGGTGTTGGTCGACAGCAGCAGGAGATAGGGGCGGGTTCTCATTGGACTTCTCCGGCTTCAACCATGACGCGGAACTGCTTCCAGCCGCGGAAATTACGCACGCGACGTTTCCCATGGGAGGTAGGATGCGCCGGGTGTTCCATCGGGGAGGCATGAATGGCTTGAGGATCCTCCGTGAGCTTGTCAAATAGCCCCAGGTCCTTCACAACCTGCGGGGCTGAACCATCATGGTTCCAGTAACTGACACGCGCACAACGGGCACTGGACAGCTTCGCCAGGAAGTGGCAGTTCTCCATTGGTGAGGCGCTGTCATAACCCATCTCGGAGGCCTTCACGCGCTCATGAGGGAGAACAAAGGGAAGGTGCCAGTTGAACGGGTCACAAACCAGTCTTCCAACCTGCCTCGGCTCACTGAGGGCCATCGCTGCCCGGATCTTGCGGGTAATGACCTGGATTTCAGGCTGTGCCTTCTCATGGTCCCGCAGGTTGAAGAGGTTGTCCCAGTCAGTGCCGGTGATGACCTCGGTCATCCACTGGTATGGCTCGGTCAGGCGGTTGGCGAGTTGCTTGTGCGCCCCGGCCTTCGCCATCCAGATACTCAATCTCCGGGCAATGTGCATGGCGATAAGCCACAGCAGCTGGACGGTGAACAGCCTCCAGCCGGTCAGGTCCGCACCCGCTTGCATGCCCGCCTGGTTGGTTCCCCAGGAAACCGGCGTGGCGTCTGCACTCGCGGCCATCTTGGTAACCGGGATTGCCCGGCTGCTGCCGGCGCCCCGGGAGAATACACGGTGGCGCAGGAATTCGGCGTGGATCATGCGGTGATAACGGATCTTCAGGGTCGTCAACCGGACCCCATTGCAGATAGTGTCCTCAACGACCTCTGCCGTGACGCCATCAATGGCATCGGCAGGTTTAAGCAGCTTGAACATGTGAAAGTTCCTCATAGCGTCGTAAAAATTTCCGGTAGTCCTCTTCAGGGCAGCTCTGGCTGCCGATGCTGAAGTAGGTCCAGGCGTGGCTGAAGTCCTCAACCTGCATGGGTTTGATACCCTCCAGGCAGTCCCAAGGCTCACCAGGGTCGTTCTTCATCAGGAAGGCCCGCTCTGTCGCCAGACAGACGAGGTCCGCTTCCTTGATGAAAGGGTTACCTGGGGGAGTGGTAATGCCAAGACGTTGAGCCACCATATACTCGGTCACCCATTCCAGAGATCGGAATCGCTCCCCAAGCACGGCCTTCAGCGGGGTCGTGATATCTCCGAGGAAGGCCTCGGCGGCGTCATGCAGCAGGGCGTCCCGTGCAATGCGGGGGTCGACCAGATAGCTGACATTGATGCTGTGCTGGGCTACGGAGATCGGCTGGTGCGTCTGGCCGTTGAAACGGTAGATGTGGGCGAGGCCCCAGGCAATGTCATCCAGTGTGAAGATGGACTTCTCTGGGACCGCAAAGTCAAAGAGGCCCCCGGATTTCAATCGGATGTAGCTCATGGGAGGTCACCCCGCTTCCTCATCCTCCGCAGCATCTTCTCGACCTTGCGACGGCGAACCTGTTTCGCAACAGGCCCCTCCTCCTTCTGGCCGGCGTTGGTGTTCGCCGCCAGCAGCAGCTTGTCCACCATCTCCACACCGTTCACATTCAAGGGCTCATTCATGACCTTCTCCCATCCCGAAGAACCAGGGTTTGCGGAACTGCTTTACCGATACCGGGAAGCTGTACATCACGATCGTCTCTGGCCCGTAAGCACAGGTCAGATTAGCCTTCCCGCTATCGCAGGACTCCTTGGCCCGCATGATGGCCTTGAAGTGGTGTGTCGGCCAGGGGGTGCCACGGGTCTTGAGGCTGATGATGTACTGGTAGTCCTCGAAACGGCCCAGGAAGGGGACAAGCCCCTCCTGGACCATGCGCTGGCAGTCATCGTGGCTTACCCCATACTCAGCCTGTACCTCGTTGGGGGTAAGCCCGCAATCCAAGATGGCCCGGGCGGCTTGTTTGTAGGTCGACGGTGTCGGCGCCATTATTTTCTCCTCATCAGGCTGATCGTATTGTCAGCTTCAAATTGCTTGTGGGTTACCAGAAGGATCTGGCTGATCGAACCGCGGAGTCGACGCAGGCATTCCATCAGGTAGGCCGCCCGGTCGTCGTCCATGGAGGCATCCAGCTCATCTCCCATGAACACCGAGAACACCCGGTTGGTCAGGATCTGGCCGAGGCCGAGACGGATCGCCAGGTTGGCAACGGCTTGCTCGGAACCGGACATCGCTGCGATCGGCTTGCTGTCCACCAGGATCTCGAAGTCCTCATCCAGCTTCACTTCACTCAACTCCCCACCCGTCATCTCGAACAGCAGTTGGCTGGAGACGCTGTTGAGGGAGGGAAGCAAGTAGGACTTGATGCGAACCTTGAGGTCCGTGAGGGCGGACTTTCCAGCCTTCAGGTCATCACGCTGCGCGGTCAGTTCACGCAGTTTATCCGAATCGGCATTCCAGTCGCCGAGGCGTTTCGTATAGGCCTTGTAAGCCTCCTGGTAGGTCAGGTGCTCCTCCAGGAGCTGCTGCAGGCCCGTGAGCTTCTGGGCTTCGCTATCGACAGCCACCAGCTCTTCGGTCAGGCGTGCGTGCTCAGCAACCGCCTCGGCATGCTTGATCTTGGCCTGCTCGAATTTCTCAATCGCCGCCGTGTGGGAACGGTGCGCCTCCAGACCCTTCTCCAGGCTGGTGATCAGCCCAGAGCCGTCCGGAATTTCAGACAGTTCGCTCTCGGCGGTCTGGAAGGCCTCCAGGGCTGCCTGGTACCGGGTGGCCTGGGTGTTATAGGCCTCCAGTTGGGTCTGGTAGCTACGCAGGTGGGTACGCAGCTGCTCCGCCTCCGGCATCAGGGGTTCGAGGGAGATCAGGGCGGCCTTGAGCGTCTCACCCTTCTGGATGTTCTCGTGCAGCAGCCGCTGGCGGTGCAGGTAGTCCGAGGTCAACGAAGGGCGTTCCATCTCGGCCGGCACATGGGCGTAGTGCTCCAGAGCCTTGTGGGCGTTCGGGAAGTGGTGACCGCAAGCGGGACATTCAGCATCTCCCTGCTCACGCAGCTTCTTGGCGGCCTGGAAGTCATTCCACAAGGACAAATTGGCAGCGGCCTCGTCGATCTGCTCCAGGCTCAACGTGGGGAGATCGAGGGCGGCAAGCTGCTGGTTAAGGATCTTGTGGGTCTGGGCATCCGAGATCTTTGCGGTCAGCTCTTCATCAGAAAAAGTGATATCCGGGTTGACCGGAGCCGCCGGGGGTACCGGACGTTGGTTAACCGTACCCAGCAGGAAGGAACGACGGGTCTGACGAACACGAAGACCGGCGATTTCTTGCTGGACTGCCTCCGGGTTGAAGCCGGCAGGGAGGTCCACCGGGGTGGGGGCTACCGGTGGGGTCAGGTCAAGACGGCTCAGGGTCGAGCGAATCACCTGAGCCTGCGCCCAGGCCCCCTGGGCCTTCGAGCAGTCAGCCCGGAGGTTTTCCAGGTCACGGAAGGGGTTCGGTCGTGAGGGTTCCTGCGGCGGAGCCTCGCCCAGGCGCTGGTCGAGGAAGGTGATTTCCTTACCGAGGCCCAAGGCTTCGGCATTGAGTTCGGCGGCGAGGTCGTCGATGGCCGACAGGCCAACCGTCTGGTCGATCAGCTTCTTGCGGTCGCCGGGTTGCATACGGTCAGAGAACAGCATCACCTGGTTCTGGCCGCAACAGTTGGCGATGTCGAAGACAGCCAGACCGTAGCCAAACAGGTTGGTGACCGCCTGGTTGACCGGGGTGGTGCCGGTCGCCAGGTTGGTGCCGTCTGCGGTAGCCAGCAGGGTCAGGGCCGAGGAACGGGTGACCTTGTAGCCAACACCCTTGAGGGTGAAGTCCAGGACGACGCTGAGGCCCTTGTAGTCGCTCATCGGGCGGCGCAGCGCCCGGGACCCGAACAGGGCGTAGCGGATCATTTCCAGCACGGTGGACTTGCCACGGCCGTTCTTGCCGGTGATCAGGGTGAGTCCCTGGCGCAGCGCGATGGGGTTGTGTTCTTCAAAGGACACCATATGCCCGTTGATGCTGAGGGAATTAAGCATTGTTCATACGCTCCATGAGAGAAGTGTGAATTCGGGCCTGTAAGGCCTCAGAGACGCCGCAGGAGGTGCAGGACGTACCTAACAACGTCTTGAGGTCAAACGCGCCTACGTTGACCTCCTGGACCCCTTCCTGCTCATCTTCCAGGGAGCTGGTGCGCTTCACCGTGAAGGAAAGACAATCCACGGTGTCTGCGAACTCCTCTCCGGGGGCCAGCAGCACCCGCAGGTTGGTGTTCTGGAAGGATTCCAGTCCGGCGGCGTAGACTTCAGAAGGCGTCAACGTCTGGTAAAGTGGATCCCCCGGCTGCTGCTCGCCGTGGGCGTAGGGCTGTAACGAGCCGACGACGACGACTTCGATACCTTGGCGGCGGAAGCTGTCGGCCTTGTGGACATGACCAGTGAATACCTTCTTGATGCCGTGGGAGGCCAGTTGGTCGAGCGGGATCATGTTGTGGGTATCATCGCCATGCTGGATGACGTCCCAGTGGCCGAAGGCGGCGACGACCGGCTCGGCCCAGAGGTTACTGCCGGCGGCTACCACGCCGTCACCGGCTGAGCGGAAGGGTTCCCAACCGCAGAGCAGGAATACCTTATGGTCCACCCGGACATAGCGGGGGTGCTCAATCACCTCGGCGCAGATCGACTCGTCGGAGCCCAGAAGGGCCTTCAACAGATCGAAGGAGGAGGCCTTCTGGGCATCCCGACTGGCATCGTGGTTACCACGCAGGATATAGATCTGCCGCCCGGTGGCATCGAGCATCCGGATGAGCTCAAAGGCTCTCAGCGTTACTTCAGGGGCGACGACGAACTTGTCGAACAGGTCCCCCATGATGATGGTCAGGTCGGCGGGAAGTCCGAGCTGACGCTCGAACTCTTTCCAGACCATCGCTTCCCGGTCACCGAGCCGGTGCAGGGGGACACCGGTCTTGAAGCTGCGACCCAGGTGGGGGTCGCCAATGGTGTTGACGGTCATACCATCAAGATTGAACAGGGGCATGGTGGGGCTCCGATCAAGCGATCTTCTTGTAGGGGTGGACGCCAGGATTGGCCTTGATATTCCGGGAGAAGTAGGAGCCGATAGATTCAGCTTTCATCAGGTTCTCGTACAGGATCTCGCTGACATTCTCGTAGGCGTAGGTAGCGGCGCCATTCTTGAACAGGATGAACAGGCGGAGGGCTGCGGCGTCATAGCCAATGGCTTGGATCTGGGAAGACTCGACGGGCTTCAGGGTGGGGATGTTCATGGGATTGCTCCGATAGGTTGGTTTGGAGTGGCCAGTTTACTGGGAGGCCACAGGTTGGTGGGTAAGGATTGTGTTGCTGATATGTAACACTGTCACATAACAAAAAAGATCCCTCTCATATAAAGAATTTCTCTAACTCTCTCTCCCAAAATTTCTTATAAACGTAGCTTAGGTTTTTATGTAACAGTGAGAAAGAGGGAAAAAACGCTATAACCCTTGGTGGGTATGGGTTTGAGGTACTTTGGCCGAAACGTCGAAAAAATCATGATCTATCAGCAGAACTGATACACCGACCGACTTCATCAGAAAAACTGATATAGAAAAAGCTGCCCCAATTTGGCTCATCAGTTTTTCTGATGCTTTTTGGCTAAACCGCTGTGGATCATCAGAAAAACTGATATAGGCAAAACTCGGGGATTCCTCGGTTTTAATCAGTATTTCTGGGGTTCTGGGGGCTTCCATCAGCAAAAGTGATATGACTTCATCAGCGTTTTTGCCAATCACTCTGGCTTACATCAGGAAAAGTGATATGACTTCATCAGCGTTTTTGCCAACCCTTCGGGCTTACATCAGAAAAAGTGATATGGCTTCATCAGCGTTTTTGCCAACCCTTCTGGCTTCCATCAGGAAAAGTGATATAGCCGGCCAAGAAAAAGCCCGCTGGTCAGGCGGGCTTCTTTTCTTCATCAGTTTTCCTTATGTTCGCTTGTGCTCATAGTTCATGAACAGCACCTTCAACTGGTGGAAGATGTCATTCAAGGCGTCATGGGCATCCCCACTGGTAGAGACGTTCCAGTCGTTGTAGGGGGGGTCCTGCGGCCAGTACATCCCTCGCAGGAAGCTGTTCAGGTCATTGGCCTTGCGGTAGTGGAACGGGTTCTCAACGCCGGCATCCGCAAAGTACGATGACAGGAAGGTGAAGTCGAAGTGCGAAGGCTTCGACCAGAAGGTAGGCTTGGCCCCTCCCACCCATACCGCGAAGCGTTCCATCACTTCCCGCCACTCTTCCTGCTGGCTCATCAGTTTTTCCAATAAGTCGTACTTGTCCCGGATCCACCACTCCCGGGTACTCTCCATCCAGCAGCGGTGGGGCGGCATGGTCAGGCAGGCCTGGAAGGTGTCCGTGGCATCAAGCTGCATCGACAGCAGATCGAAACGTACAGCAGCGATCTGGAGGATGCCGTGCCGGTCGGCCTGCAAGCCGGTCGTTTCCAGATCGACCATGAGATCCGGCCAGTCCAGCTTGGTGGGGTGGTTAAACTTCGGCAAAGGGGATTTTTGCGTAGGCGTGGTCATCAATCTCGCTCCATTTCAGGCTCTTCTTCCCCGACTCCAGCGTGTCCAGGATCAGGGCGGCCGGGATATGATACCAGCGGTTCATATAAGAACTTCTGATATGGACAAAATAAAGTCCCCCCGCCCGCAGCTGTAATACCATGGCCCGCAGTTGCCCCTTCCGGATATTGGCGAAGGGGAAGCTGACCAGCTCAGAGCAGAGCTTCACCTCGGCATACCACATATGTCCGTTTGAGGTGACGATGTAATCCGAGGGTTGGTTCTCCACCAGGTTCCTGGCCGCCTTGGTATCCACCAGCCGGTGGGCAAAGGCTCGCTTCGGGAGGAGCCCCAGGAATTCCTCCTCCACCTCGTGGTAGGTGCTCATCGTCTCTGCCCCCTGGCCCTCTGGATCCGCTCATAATCAGAACAGCAGTCCATATCACAGAAGGCGGCACCCCCTTCGGTAGCCTCCCCACAGTTGCGGCAGAACTTGAAGTAGGTGGGAGCCTTTGCGGCCTCCCGCTGGATCCTGGCAATGTTCTCCTGCGCCTGGAAGGTCAGGGCATCGCTCTCTTGCATCTGGTCGATAAAGTCAGGCATCTCAAAATTCCATTGGGTTATCGGGTCTGAACAGTGTTACGTCTGTTCATCGGGTGGTCAAGCCACTGCTGTTCGGTGAGGGGCTTGGGGTAGTCATCGCAGTAGATGCAACCCCGTCGGTGCGGGAACCACCACCCCTGACACCAGCAGGGGGGCGGCCGTTTCCGCTTACGCTTGGCCATCAGGCCGGGGTCTCAAACAGGTACTTGAGTACATCCCCAATCTCCTCCCGTGTTGCCCGTTGCCCATACCGTTCTTCAGGCAGGCAGGGGAGGCCCTTGTTGAGCTCCATGAGCTCGATCTGACCCTGTGGGCACTCCTTGGCATCCCAGGGCTGGAAGTTGCGCCCCACGGCCAGGCTGGAGTCCAGCTTGATCTCGTTGAAGATGCCCTCACCGTCGATCATCAGCTCGTACAGGTCGTACATGAAGTCGATCGCGTCGTCCTTGTGGACGGAGCAGACCAGTTCGTCATGCACCAGCAGCCACAAGCGGGCACGATAACCACGGTCGGCGATCATCTTCCGCAGCTTGAGGATCTTCCGCTTCGCCAGCGTGGCACACAGCCCTTGCACCATGGCGTTCACCGCCTGGTTGCCGGAGCGGTTCTGGATCTTGCTGATCATCAGCTCGACGAAGCCCGGCACGTTGTACGCCCGGAACTTGTTCCGCATCACATCAGCCCAGGTGGGGGTGGCTTCAAACCGATCCCGCCGTAATCCATCAGGCAAGGTCACATACCCTTGTTGACGAACAGTCTGGATGGTCTCAAGACGCCACTCCTCCGCGACCGCAAAGATCCCACGGTAAATCTCCGTGAATTCCCACATCTCCTCGCTGGACCATCCCCGTGCCTTGGCGACGGTGCCGAGAGCTCCACTGTACCAGTCGTTGTGTTCTCTAGGGGGCGTTATCCCCTAGACGCTTTCGCAGCTGCATGTCCCCATGCAGACCAGACTATATCATCACCTGCGCCACCTCCTCCGAGGTTCGATCACAGGGCCAGGCGCTTCGAGCCCACTTGAGCCCTACTCCCTTGCGGGATAGTCGTTGCACCTTCCGGTTTCCCTACCGGCTTGGCTCAGGATTGGCCGTTCTGGCGTTTCCCTGAGTTCACCTGGTTCTTCAAGCAACCTCACGGCTGCAGGGGCCTAAGTCCTTGATTTTTAAGCCGAAATTCCCACCCTTCCCCAAATCTGTACGTAACTGCTTCTTGTCGGGGAGCTTGTTGAACTCCTCCAACGACATCCGCATCATCTGCGAGGCTGTCCAGCTGTGCAGGTCATCGTGTGGCCGCTGACCATAGGCCTTGATGAAGGCCGGGTCGAGCGAATACTGCGCGATGATGCCTAGCTCAATGGCCGACCAGTCTGCTGAAACCAATACATGGTCATCCTGGTCTGGCAGGAAGAAGCCCCGCACATAGGCGCTCCCCCCGTACTTCGCCAACTGCTGTCCGTTCAATTTATGTTCACCTGGGGACGCTAGACCCAGGCCGCCTCTCCGGCAGCTGCATGTCACCATGCAGATCAGACCATATCAACACCCTCGGCCTTACCCGGTGGGGTGACTACCATTTCCAGCCGCTTGGCTGTACTCCCTTGCGGGATGGTCGTTACGCATTTAGCAGGGTTTCCCCTACACTTAGCTCGGTGATTGACCCCAGAGGGTGTTCTCCCGAATTAGGTAGCTTTCGACAGCAGCTTACGCCACTGAAGCCCAACATTTAGGAAATTGACAGCTCGTCCGTCTCGTCGCCAACCGGCTCGACAGCACCGGGTACATACAATCCGTTTCCGGGTCGACCATCATCAGGTAGGGCGTCAGGTACAGCTTCATGCGCTGCTCGATACCCGCCAGTTGCATGTAGGCCATCAGCACCTGAACAACCGGATCCTCCCGCAGCGGCTCCGACAGGACCTTCAGCTTCTCCACGTCGAAGACCTTGTCCAGTTCCACGCCGTGACTCTCAGCCCACTTCCTGGCATAGCGACGGAACATCGTCTTGCGGGCCTCGTCGTCCGACTGCACCTTGCCGTCCGCCAGCTGGAAAGAGAGGCCGCAGAGGTCGTACAGCATCACCCGCATCGGCATGTAGTGGTTGAGGTTGACCCCCTTCGATTCAGCCACCCCTCGGTCAGCCGCCCAGCCGGAGGAGGTCGGTGAGCGCACCTGCATCACCTGCTTGAAGTCGTCGTCGCTGTCAGGGGACTCGGCCCACGACATGATCATCGTGCGGTACTTCTCACCGTTCTTCTCATACCACTTGGCGTCGTACTTCAGCAGCTTCTCGTGAGGGTCCTTCTCGAAGCGCAACTGACGCACCGCCGCCTTCATCTTGCGGAGCTGGGCGGCGGCCTCCTTGCGCTCCATATCCATCCGCTTGAGGATGTTCGCCTTGTTGACCCGCAGACCCCCCTGCCAGATGGCGGCATACTCATGCACCATTGGGTTCTCCTGGGTGAAGAAGGTCTCCACCGCCAGCGGGTTGGTCTCCATCATGTATTGCAGCACCCGGTGGTACAGCTTCACACACCAGAAGGCATCGTCGCAGCCATAGGCCACTACCTGGTCGCCGGTGAGCTCGCACATGCGCGTGGCGTTGTGCGCCTTGAGCAGGGCGTCATAGGGCATCATCTCGTACTCGAACCAGCTCTTGACGGCCTGCTTGAGACCATAGCCGTAGGCCAGGGACTTCACATAGCCGTTGTAGCTGTGCTCGGCGTCACTCTCCTTGGCGATGACCTTGAACAGGAGCTCCTCCTGGTCGGCCGTCATCGGATCCCCCTTCTGATATCCGGCGAAGGCCTTGCTGATGGCCGGCATCAGCCGGGCGATACCCCCGATGTCCGGGGTGATGAACTTCGACAAGGGGTAAGTGTCCGGGCCGTAGGCCGTGACGCAGAGCTGCAGGCTGCAGATGACGTTGGTGCCCAGGTTGAAGCCAACACACTTCTCGAACATCGTGATTTCAAACGGGGCGTTGTGGATCACCCAGAAGGGGTTGCGGCCAGGGGCCTCAAGGAATTCACGCACTTCCGGCCAGGTCAGGCGGTTCGCCTCGTCGGCGTGGAAGAGGTTGAAGTACCAGCAGCGGTTGGCGCCGTCGGCGTAGACAGACAAGCCGGTGATCACCGTGCGGCGGATGTCAAAGATCGTCTTCTTGCTTTCGAGCTTGAGGATCCCCTCATGCGCGAAGCGGTTGGTGGTCTCGATGTCCAGCCCCTTCAGGCCGGATGACCGCATGTCCTCCAGGATCAGGTCACGGACCTGCTGGATGTTACGGCGGTCGACCAGGATGCTACTCGGCATTTGCATAGCGTTTTACTCCGGTTTGGATCTGCTTTTTCAGCACTGCCTTGGCCTTCTTGGCCTGGAGTGCGTCGATCACAGCGTTATCATAAAGGGCCCAGATGGCATCCAGGCTCTCTTGCCAGTGGTAATACTCCGTTGGGGGAGTCTTGGGGAACCGGGTGCGGATGGTGTCCACCAGGTTGGCTCCCCGGCGGAGGCTTAGCTTCAGATCGTCCACATGTACTTCCTCAGAACGTCACTGTAGGCCTTGGCATCCTTGACTCCAGCCACGGTGTGCCGGTTGATGAGCTCGTCGGTGACCGGCAGGAAGCCGACGACCTTCCAGAAGATACGAAGCAGCTTGTCCCCGCCGGCGTTGAACCACTCCAGCTGAGAGGGCTTCAGCATGCTCCGGATGTCGCAGTCTGTTCCACCCTGGAAGAACTCCTTCCACAGCTGCCTCTCCCCCTCCGACAGCGCCTTCCAGCCCTTCTCACCAAAGCCTTTCAGCCCCGGGATATTATCGCTTTGGTCTCCGACGAGCGTCTTGTAGAGGCGGACGTCCTTTGGTGCGATCTCGGAAGTCCACCCTGGGGGGGTAGCCAGGGTAACCCGCTCGTCCACGAGGCTGTGGAAGTCGCCGTCGTTCGACTCGACCCAGACGTCAATCCCCTGGCCGCTGAACGTCCCGGCCAGGTGGGCAATGATATCGTCGGCTTCCATGCCCGGCACCCGAACGATATACCCGCCGGTGTGGATCAGGAGCTCCTCACGGATCGTCTGCAGCATCGCATAGGCACCGTTGTTGGTCGGCGTCTCACGGTCCCGCTTGGCCTTGTAGCCAGGGTAGAGGTCCTGTCGGGCCTTCAGGGCGCCCTTGCCGTCGAAGACCCAGAACATCGGTTCAGGGCTAAGCAAGGGGACGATCGAGGGGACGTTGAACGAGGACTCGAACTTCCGGCGGAGGTAGTTGTTGGCATCAATCAGTTGGATTTTCATGCACTACTCCAGATTTCAGATATGAAAAAGGCCCACCTTGCGGTGGGCCTTCTCGTTACGCCTCCTGCGTTGAGGATTACTCCTCGCCGCCAGCGTCGGCCGGGCCAATCAGGGTGTATTTGACTTCACCCCACTTGTTACCCTTGCCTTCCTTCGGGATGCAGCTGATCTGCACCAGCACGCGCTCACCCTTCAGGCCGGCACTTTCAACGTCCCGCAGGAAGTTGGCGAAGTGCTTGAAGGAGGTCGTCGCCAGGGCATAGCCCACGTTCTGACCTGCCTTCAGGGTGCCGGTATCCTTGACCAGCATGGCAATGACATCCGCCGAGGGGTACGGACGGGCCGTCGGGAACTGCTGGCCGATACGCACCAGCTCATCCGGCCAGGACTTGCCGTTGCTGGCCGTTACCTGGTCATAGGTCTTCAGGTAGTTGACCGGAGACTGTCCGAACTTGATGGACAGCTGAGGGGTGTAGCCGACACCTTCGCGGGCGTCGATGATGGCAGTGAAGCCGGCTTCGTCGATGAACTTCGACTCACCGACCTTGATGCCGTCGAAGGCAACCTTCATCCAGCCGTCGACAGCCATCTGGCCGACCATCAGGTCTTCCATGGTGACTTTCTTGCCGGCAGTGGGGAGGGCAACCTGGTTGGCACCGGGGGTAACGGTGGCGACAGTCGTGTCAGCCGCGGGGAGGGCGTTGGCTTGCTCTTGAGCGAGCTTGCGGGCGGCTTCGATCTGGTCTTGAATGTGGTTCTGGGTCATGATTCAGGTCTCGTAAAAGAGTGTGTTTGAGTTGGCAGGCTGTCCATAGCCTATAGTGTGGTAAAGCTCCAACTGCTTTTTTCTCGTACCCCACTTGAAGGTGCCCGGATCGACCACGGGGTCTTGGGAACCGCCGTGCGCTGATGTCAACGCAGGGCACCTTCAACTAGGGTAAAAAAACCTCCCCCGAGGGGGAGGGTGGAAAGCACCTGCCGCTTGAAAAGCCCGACCCGAAAAAGTTAGGTTAGTAAGAACTGGCTGGTGAGGTTTCAGTTTAAGGGGCGTCTCCCAACCCGTCTACGACTTCTTTGTGAGCCTTTTGTAAATCTTCTGACCCGACATCAAGGCCCAGGTCAGATAGACACCGGTTGCAATCACTGGCCAAAAGAAAGCATGCGTGAAGTCGCGGAGGATAATGTTCCGGAGAACGAAGAAGGGAACGACTGCACCCTGGTCTTCTACGTCCCGAACACAGCTGGCAGTCTCCCACAGATACAGGATGAAGAAGACCGTCATGAAGATCAGGTAGGCCTTAACGTAGTACATCCCCACCTCCGGTGCTAAAACCCACCACCTGGGTGGGGCAGATCTTGATCTCAAGGCAGGGGACCGGAAGTTGACCAGCGCAGCCCGTCAGGGTTACAGCAATCAGCAGCATCAGAAATTTCTTCATCGTGTTCTCCCTCCGGCGTTGGGGTCACGCCTCTCAGTCATTGCCCGCTCCAGATTATTCCAGTTATCCAGCCGATACGCCATAGCCTGCCCAGTGATCCCCAGGCGCTTGGCGGCATCCTGCATGCTGACACGTTGACCTCTCCAGTCAATCCACCGCGTACAGACCTCCTTGGATGCTTCCAGCGCCTGGGGCGGCATGGGACTCTTGGGGAAGGCCCTCTTCTCACAGCGCTTCGGAAGCACCACGCCGGCTTCAATCGCCCAGCTATGCACCGTCCGACGGTGGATCCCCAGGAAGAGCGCAATCTGATAGGGGCCATGCCCTTCCTTCAGGTAGTAATCAAACATCTCCTGGAGGCTGCTGAACTCGTTCTCCTTCAGCACCCGGTCAATCAGAGTCTGCTTGACCCTCCCTACCTTTGGCAATGTAGGCATACCTTCTTCTCCTCTGGACTATGGGCGATGAAGTTGGGCTTCCCGGAACGCCACGGCTTAGCCCGCGGAGGCCGGAGGGCCAGCTCGATCAAACCGGCCTTTTCAAGCAACGCATAGCAGCGTTCAGCCTCCTCCCGGTGCTCCTCTTGAGTTCCGTCCAACGTCTGCCAGTCCCGGCCGACAATCGGCCAGTGCGGGCAGTAGGTCTTCACGAACCAGAGGGCATGCTCCAGATCCGAGAGCTCAGGGGGCGTCGTCATCGGGAACCCCCAAAACCAGGCTGGTGATCAGCAGGATCGGCATGAAGGGCGTAATGACCATCAGGAACACAAGCAGCCCAAACCAGCCAGGGGTGCCCGCCCAGACCTGCCGGAGGGTGACGTTATAGCCTTCAGCCCAGTAGTACAGGACCTTCCCAAGGTTACGGGTTCGTTCAGACATCATAGAAATCCTCATCAGTATAGAGACCGGCCAGGGCCTCGCGGGTGGGGTCAATCTTGGCCGCCAGGGCACTCTTCGTTTCCAGGATCTGCAGGATGCGTTTCTCGACCGTCTTTGCGTAGCGCAGGATATAGATCGGCAACGTAGTGTCGCGCACGCCGCGAATTGCTCGACGATACGCCTGAACGATGTTGTCGTCCATATAGTCACAGCTCACAAAGACAACACACTCCGCCCGCTGCCAGTTGAAGCCCACACCGGCTGTTGCCGGGGAGGCCACGATGAAGTCCAGCTCACCTGCCTGGAACATCCGGTCGATCTCCGCCCGCCGGCTGAGGCTGACAGAGCCGTTGATCAGGCCGACCCGTAACCCCTCGGCCTCCAGGAGGTTCTTCAATCGTTCCTGTTCCTTCACCAGCGTGCAGAAGATCAGGGCGGAGTTATAATTCGGGACTACCTCCTCCAGGATCCACTGATCCTTCGGCAGGACCTCATCCTTCCACCCTTCAATGCCGATGCTCTCAGGGTGGGCAATGATCTGACGGGCCCGCATGACGGCCACCGCCTCGTTGGTTGCTGTCAGGACGTCATCATTGTCCAGTTCCAGGACCGCCATTTCATGGAACTGGTCATAGAACTTGCGGTGCTGGGAACTCATCTCCAGCGTCACCGGGAGCAGCAGCTTCTTCTCCTCCCCATAGCATTCCTTGAAAGTCCGGTTGATAGCATGCTGGTTCAGAATCCGGCCGAGCTTGAGATGATTGGTCCAGCCGATGATCTTGCCCTCGAAACTCATCAGCGCGTGGTAGTTGATGAAATTCTTCTGGGAACCATAGTAACGGGGTTCGATCATGTGGATCGCCGGGTAGATGGAATCCATCCGGCCACGGATCGGCGTCCCAGTCATGGCGATCAGGCGAGGGATCTTGTCCATCACCGAATACCAGAACTGGGTCCGCTTCGCCTTGTCGGAACTGAAGTACAGGTGGGATTCATCGGCCAGACAGAGCTTGATCGGCCGGGAGGTGATCGCCTGGATCGACGCCCAGTGCCGCACCAGCGTATCCGCCGTGGTGAGGATCACCGTCGGTGGCTTGCGGAGCTTGTGGATCTTCTGTGGGTCGAAGATGATCACATCATCAATGTCGAAGCAGCTGGTGCAGTCCAGCATCTCCTGCCGGTTCTTCTGGATGATCGACTTCGGTTGCAGGAAGAGGGTGGCGCCCCCCTCGTACTCGAACACATACTGCGCCATCGCGCAACAGGGCGCCGTCTTGCCCGTTGCGGGCTCCCCCCGGTGGATCAGCCGGGGTTCGGCAATCATGCGGGCCAGATCCTGGATCTGGTACGCCCGGAGGGTCTTCTTCATGCGGCTTTGACTCCCGTGAACTTGAGCAGCTTCATACGGGTGGCAAAGGGCAGCTTGCCATCGCCGGCGTTTGTCTGCATACAGCCGGCGAATTCTTCGTCGTCCAACTGCCGCTCACGACGGTGAAGCTGGCACTCGGTCCAGTATTCATGCAGGCGGGCGTCGACCTTGGGGGAGTTCAGTTCACCAGAAACGTCATAGATGCTCATTCGGCAGTCCTCTTGGGGATACGGAGATTAAGGTTGGGGGAGCGACCGCGACCAGGGCCGGTGCTCCGTTGCTGCCAGTGATCGGGTCTCAGACAGGAAGGCCCGCAGGGGCAAGTCGAGTTCATCCACTCACGACCCATCAGCAAGGTACTGGTGGCCACCCGCCGGAAGTGGCCGGAGGATTCCTGATAGTTCGTTTGGGGCTTCAACCATGACATGGAGGATTCCCCGTCCTGCAGGTGGATCTTCCGGTAGCTGCCGAACCACATCCAGTGGTTGTGGACGACAGCTTCGGAGAAGTCGACGTCCAGCAACCGAGGGTATCGGTGCAGGTGGGCGACATTGGGAAATACCCGGCTGACCATGCGGATGAAATTGGCCGGAACGTCCGGGAGGTTGAAACCGGACAAACCCTCCGGTCCGCTTACCTCCGCCCGAACGGATGCCGGTAACTCCAGGAAGTCAATCCCATAGGCTATCAGGTCGTGGTCCGTAACGAGGCGGAGCTTGTCCAGATGCTGTGGCTTTATCATCTGGTGCATCGGGTTCCAGCCGGGGAATAACCCTCGGGCTTCTTCAAAGTTCATGCTATGCCTACTCCAAGGTTGTAAATCACCGCCCAACCCTCAGCGGTGGAGAAAGTAAAGGTGCGGGGCAACGTCAAACTGCCGGTGCTCATAGCGCTGGATCGCCCAGGTTCTCAGCACGGCATATGGGTTGAAGTCCGGAAGGCGGAGCAGCTTGTCAGCCGCCGCCAGGAACTTGTCGGCGTCCACCCACCTCCCTGCTGGGGACTTGATGAGGAATTCATCATCCGTTAGCCAAAGCAGGGGGGTCCGTCGTTCAGCCCTTTCCACCTCCCGCATCAGGGGCTGGTCGCCGGAGGTCACCCCCCAGCACACGACGGCTCCGATGTTGCTGTCACAGACCCGTGAATCCCGCATAGTCTTCGGCAGTGTCAACCAGTGGTGAGTCAGCGCCGTGGCCCCCATGAGCAGGCCGGAGAGCCCCACCATGGCCCGCAGGACCTCCCCACCCCTCCCTGTCCGCATGTAATGAATGGGAACCTGGGCCTGGAGGTACGGCACCGGCAGGGCCCAGGCCACCTCCTGGATGGCAGCCTCCACCTTGTCTCCCCACCGCCGGGTGTTTATCCCCTTGGAAGCCGAGAACTTGTCGATATCCAGGAAGGTACCCCGGCCGAGCCGGGAACCGGGGGCTACCCGGAACTCGGAGGCCTGGAATGGGGGGGTGAGGGAGAAGGCGGGACCGACTGGGGAGAAGGTTACCCAGCTCTCCCCCTCCGGGTTTGTCGTCACCCCCAGGGTGTCGATCATCACCTGGTCGGCCATGTCAGTCTCCCTTGACCTCAATAATCCAGCCAGGCAAAGGCAGGCCAAGCAGCATGGCCGTCCAGTTTTCGGGGTTTTGAATCTCGCTGATCTCCTTGTGGGGGGTCCAGACCAGATTCTCGACCTCGGAGGAGTCGACGTCAAAGTCCCCTCGCACATAGGTTTGGTAAACCAGGCCCAGATGGACACGGCCGACAAGGTTGGTGTTGTCAACCAGAAGGGCCGAAGGAAGAGCGGGGACCTGCTGGCAGGCGTTCACACCCAGCTCTTCGGCCAGCTCGCGATCGGCGCAGGCTGAGAGCATCTCCCCCACGGACTGCCCCGGTCTCCAGTCCTTGAGCTCAACATGGCCCCCGAAGCCGATCGAGAAGGCACCCTGCAGGCGGGATTCACCTTGACCCTTGCCGGGGCGGTTATAGCCAAGGACGCTACCCTCGTTTGGGCCATGGACCAGGACGTAGGGCAGGAGCTGCCGGAAGTTCTCATCACCTTCGATATGCTCACGCGGGGCGAAGTACAGCAGCTCACGAACGCCTTCCAGCAGTCCCATGAAGAAGGAGGCCTGTCCCTCGTCCTTAAACTCGATCAGGTGCGCCGATCCCGTTTCGGTGCGCTGGGTTTGAGCCTCGAGCTCGGGGAACTGCTCACCGAAGGTTTCCAGGATGGAAGCGAGCTCATGAGCGCGAATAGCAAGTGCTTGGGGTTTCATTTCAGCTTTACTCCGTAGACGGGGTCTTGTTTGGGGTCGGTGGGGGTTACAACAATTTCCAGCAGGCCTTGCTCGACCATCAGGTTTAGCTCAGTAATGACCTCGGAAGGGCTAGGACTCGGCTCCAGCTGGGTGTGGCACTCCAGGAACAGGGCCTTGGTGGTCTTGGGACCGTCGTTGTTCAGCACATAGAGGCAGGTGCTGCGAATCGTCAGTTGTTCAAAACTCATGCTGTCTTCTCCAGCAGTTCAAGGAGGGCATCCCGCGCCCTGGCAGCATATTTCTGCAAGGACTCCGGGGCGGCCCCCAGGGCAAAAAGGGTAGGGTCGGACTGAACCTTCTCGGTCGCCCGCTCCCGGCCGTTGACCATCCACAACCCATGATGAAGGTTGCAGAGCATCCGGCCGTTCTGGGACAAGGCCAGACTGGCTGCGCCTCGCCGTGCCGTGATTACCAGCAGTCGATCCCCACCAGGGAAGCGAACCAGGTCATCCAGGGCTTCGATACGGGAACGCAGGCTCTGGCGGTAGCGCAGCCATTCAGCGTTAAGTTCGGCCATCTTCAGGGCTCCAGTCTTCGGTATAAATCGGTACGTCTTCCATTATAGCTCTCCACGGATTGTTGTTATGTAACAGTAATGTTACCCGATTGTAACAGGATGGAACTTGCCGCCGAGACGTTGAACGACCAGCAGTCGTCCGGGTCGAAGCAGGACTGGAAAGTCAAACAGACTTCGTCAGGCCCCAGAATTGAGATCACCAGATAGCGTTGATCAATGGTGTCCCACAATCCGAGATACGTCGTGTCAGCTTCCGAGATCAGGTGGGAGACGAGGTCTTCACCGACCGTGAACGGGTCCTTGAAATAAGGGGACAGGGTGGCGATGATATTGACCGTCAAGGCAACCAGGGCTTGAGCGTAGGCCTTACTCATCATCCGACCCCCCATTCGGGTCCTGGAAGTGAATTACCTGGACCTTGGTGTGGCCGTCGAAGACTTCCAGACGGGTGATATCCTGCAACGTGGGCTTGACCCGGCCCTCCGCCGTCGCCACGGCGAGGTCCAAGGCTTCACGGCGAAGACTGTGACGACTTTCGATGAGACGACTGGTTGTCGTGTAACGACGGGCGAGGCGCCGGCGCTTCAAGCTACCGTCACAGTAGAAATAGATGGTGAGATGTTGCATAATGGTATTACTCCAGGGGGTGGGGTGCGTGGTGGTGAACGGCCCGATCAGGCAACTGATCGGGCCGTTTGCTTTTCAGATATCAAGATTCCGGTTGTAGAAGTCCTGCAGGCGCTGATACAGATCTGCCTGCAGGGATCCGCCTTCCGCAAAATCCTTCTTGAGGTTGGGCAGGTCTGCCGGAACCAGGTCGAGCCGGAAGAGGAGTTCCTGCAGCGACAGCGAAACCGCCTTGTTGAAATAGACAGGCAAGACCGACTTGTTGAGCTTGAAGACCTGACCCATCTCAGCCCAGAAGCTATCGAACTCTGACTTACCGGGGGGTGGGGCTGCGGCGAGGCTGAGACGAAGCGCCTCAGAGCGAGCCTGAACCCGAGAGGTAAAGACCGGCATCCGCCCAAGAACATGGTGGGGGAGGATGCGCGACCGACCCCGGAAGAATCTCGCCAGCCCCCAGGTCCCATCCACCAGCTTAACGGCGATATACCCCGTGGGGGAATTCGGCGCCAGGATCCCGGTGCGCGGCAGCGGCCGGGCGGCCAGGCCCAGGAAGGCTTTCTCGATCTGAAGCTGATCAGAGACCAGCAGGTTCACCGAGACTTCGCTCTCGGGGTATTCATGGAAAATAGACATGGTTCAACTCCTAACGCTTCTTGGGGGGTGGCGGGGCGGATTGCAGCAGTGCCTCAACTACTTGCCGCGTCTCGTGAAAACGCATCCAGCAGTGGCGGTGATTAACAACCTTGTCTTCCTGCCGCACATATACCGCATTACCCGCCCGGATGGCCTCATCGAGGGAAAGCAGCATCGCCTTTGTGGACTCCCGCCACTCCTCCGGCACGCTCGGTGCAGGCACAGCAGGTGCGGGGATAAAGTCCCTGTACGGGCCGATAGCCGGAAGACCAGCAGCCACGGCAGGGACGGGGGCGGCGTAGAGCGGCGAAAACCGCACCTCGGGAAGGCAGAGGTCTTTCTGCCACGCCAAGTACAGGTTCCCATCTTCGCGCATCCATGCCACCGGCTCCTGCCCCCGCAGCTTCGCCAGTTCCGCCGCCAACGCATCCCGCTCAATCCGCAAATTGTGGATTTCCAGCATCATGCTGTGATTGTCGTCGCGGACTGCCAGTAGTTCAGCCTCTGCCGCTTCGGCACGCTCAGTCTGTGTCCGCAGCGCATCCATGGGTTGCGGCTCTTCGGTAAGCTGGCGGTAAAACGCTGTTGTTGTCATTTGTTTCTCCTGTTCGGATAAATGTTTAGGCGACAGTTGTCGCCTAAACCAAGTTATGTTTCATTCCGGTAGTTAAACCCGAACGCCTTAAAACGCTCACCAACAATAATATCAGCGTGGCTTTTCACAAGTGACACATGCCACTCGTCATTGCTAATGCCGCAATCGTGAATCCCCATAGTGAAAGGCGGTGCGTTTTCATCCACTAAAACAATTGAGCCATCGCTATATGACTGGTATTGATTTGCTACTATCGCGGTTAGTCCATCGGACGGCATCCACTCTTCCAAATCTGTGCCTATGTAATTGCCATGCCATAGCTGCACAATGTCACCAGTAAAAAGCTCGCGCCCGTGCATATCAACTGCACCTGTAGGTATTCCAACATCACACTTGCAGCAACTTCCACTATAAATTCTCATGCTTTATCCTCTCCAGTAAATGAAACATAACAACGCAATCAAGCTGGACGGCTACGCCGCCGCTTCGATCTTGGCGCGTAATACTGTTAATTCTTTTATGGCATCCTCAAGCCGTTCTGCATTCCAGTCGCGCTCTTTCTCCGCCGCTTCTAGGCGGTCGAGAATCTCAGTGATTGCTGCGGGGCTTGCACCCTGCTGAAAGTCTCGCAAAAGCCTAACCCAACTAAGGCTGATCCCATCCGGCCCCGGCGTTGCCGCTTGCGCCAGTTGGCGCAATTCGTTGATGTCGATTGTCATTTCGTTTCTCCCAGTATCGCTTCACACGATTTCAGTTCTTCAGTGTTGGTATTAGTTTGTCGCGGTTGTTTTGACGGACGGTTAGTCGCAGAGCGTCGGTGAGTGTGGCACAGCGTTCTTCGAGTTCAGAGATCATGTCTTTAAGAGCGTCGGCGCGGTGCATACCGAGATACTTGGCGGGCGGGTTCTTCTGCATCCACTCCGTCTTGTCGCTCCACTCGTTGTACGCAGTGTAATAACTCTGCAATTTCTCAATTTCGTCGGCAGCTTTCGACATTGCTGCGGAGTACCTGTTGTATCCGCTGACGTGCAGGTCTTCGGCCAGCGTTTTCTCATCAATCATGGCGCACCTCGTTCTGATCTTGCGAACAACATCCCTCGGAGGATTGCAGCAGGGCTTCAATTGCCTTTGCCATGTACTCGGCTGACTCTCCAGCACGG